GCTGCGCTAAACAGCAAAGCCGGAACGGCGGTAGCCACGCAGTCCTCGGCTGGCCTGATGTCCGCCGTGGATAAGACTAAGCTGGATGCGCTTGCGGAAGGTGGCGGCGTGACATACATGTCCGCGGACGAGATGCAGGCCATCTGGGATACAAATTGATAAGGGGGTACTACAATGGCAGACGATAACAAAGCGGTTGGGCCGCTGGCGACGGCCAGGTTGGTCGCGCTGATTAAGGCCGAGACGGTAAAAAAGTACGACAAGACTGGTGGGGAAATCAACGGCAGTGCCGAGATCACCGGTAACGTGCACGCTGGTGGAGCCGTGCAGTCTGATCTTCTTCTGTCGGCACCAAGCGTTGCTGTGCGCAACGACGCAGCAGGAGCTTCTGTCCACATTAACTGTTCTGGGGATAACGCTGCTGGAATTTCCAGCTTGGGCAGCGACGGAAAATCGCGCTATTCACGGTTCGCTGTCGGCATGCCTACCGGAGACAACGATGCAGCAACAAAAGCGTATGTAGATGGCAGGACGCACGATTACTACGATGTAACCGTGATCTCTGCTGCCGACGCGGCGCAGACGATCGACGGCGGTATCATCGACGTGCGCGGCAGCGCGGATAAAACTGTCGCAGAAATTGCCGCTGCCTATGCTGCTGGAGCGATCGTGCGCTGCATCTATAACGGCAACATCATGCGGCTTATGCGCGCTACGGATGGTAGCTATACTTTTGCGGGAGTCGGTGCGAACTACGGCGTGGCGCGATCTGGCAATATCACGATCACGATCATGTCCACGTCCAACGGTGACACGACGTTGATCACGTCGGCGGCTGGCGAACTGCCCATCCCAGACAGCGATGGGAGCCAAAACGGCCGCGCGCTGGTCGTCGGCGATGGCAAGTGGATGTACAGTGAAGATAAACTTATCCCGGCGACACCAACCTCAAACGGCCTTATGTCCGCTGCAGACAAGGCGAAGCTGGACAGCATGGACAGCGTGTGCTACGACATCTATGCCAAAATAGGCGCCGCAGATACGCACGACAGCGTATACAAGTACGGATGCACGGTATCACACACGTTTGCCGAGATCGACGCGGCTGTTCACGCGGGGAAAACACCGCGTGTGCTGCTCGTGGATGACATCGACAACCCCAGCGATACGCGCATCATCTGCCCACTTTTGGAATATGACACAAGCCAGTCAGAGGGTGGTTATTACTTTGATGCGCCGGGGCTGGTTGGCGTAAACGGATCGGGTCGTATTTATATTGATGAAAATGGTGCGATGTATACTTGCAGCGCTGGCGAATTGCCCGCAGTTGGCGCAAATCAGGATGGCAAGTACCTGATGATCGATGGCGGCAGGTGGACATACAAGCGGCCGGATACTGCTAGCGCGACCGCACCCGGTATGATGTCTGCGGCAGATAAGGCCAAGCTGGACAGAATTGAGGACGGCGCAAACAAGACGGTTGTGGACGCAGCGCTTGACGCCGGGTCTGCCAACCCCGTGCAGAATAAAGCGGTCAAGGCAGCGCTGGACGGTAAAGCGGGAACAGCAGTGGCGACCACGTCCGCCAACGGCCTGATGTCTGCTGCGGATAAGATCAAGCTCGACGGCGTGGAGGACGGCGCGACCAAGACCATCGTCGACGACGCCATATCTGACACATCTACCAACCCTGTCCAGAACAAGGCCGTCAAGGCGGCTCTGGATAGTAAGTTGTCAACACGTGGTGGCGAAATTTCTGGCTATTTGGATGTTGGGCTTACAGTCGGCGCTGGCGGGTCTGTTTCTACTGGCGTGACGAGATTCGATAGCGGCATCCATTTCGAGAAAGCGGCTTCTGACGCTGGGCGCATTTCGCACGGATCTGACTCCATGACTGGTGTAGCGCCAATTGCCCGCCTGAAAGTGGCCGACCCGACCGAAGATGATGACGTGACGACCAAGAAGTACGTCGATGACCGGGCGGTTAGATACGACGCAAAACAGACATTGACATCCGATCAGAAATTCCGCGCGTGTCAAAATATCGGGGCGATCAACCAAAAAGGCGCGTGGGCGGAAGGAGCTGTGATGTTGGTTCCGAGTGGGAACGATGATGGAGCAAGTGTCATAAACATCACGCCCGGCGGTAAAAACAATGACTACACGCTTGCGCTTGACGGTGGACCTGAAAATGTGCCGGTATGTGTGTCCGGCATTGAAACCCCGACAGACGCGCAGACTGACTGCGCGGCAAACGTGGCCTACGTCAAGGCAAAAATCGCCGAAGTCGCTGCGAGCGGCGGCGTGGACGTGGATAATGCACTGTCGGCGACCAGCACCAACCCCGTGCAGAACAAAGTCGTCAAGGCCGCACTGGACAAGAAAGCTGGTACCGCGGTGGCGACCACGTCCGCCAACGGCCTGATGTCCAAGGCAGATAAGGCTAAGCTGGACGGTATTGCGGCCGGGGCAACCCAAGTCACCATTGACAGTGCCATGTCCGGGTCGTCAAACAACCCCGTCGCAAACCATGTCGTAAAGCAGTATGTCGATGACAAGGTGGCAGCGGCCGGCAGCAACATCACCGTAGACACGTCGCTGTCCAGCACCAGCACCAATCCTGTGCAAAACAAGGCCGTCAAAGCGGCGATCGATGCCAAGGCCGACAAGACTGCCTTGGACGGCAAGCTGGACAAGGCCGGCGGCACGCTGACCGGCAACCTGACCGGCAAGTACATCACGGGCACATGGCTGCAATCCACGGCGGCCGCGAATCTGGGCAAAACGCCGGGCAAGATCGCCGTGCTGGATGACAGTGGCTGGGTGTACTATCGCACACCCGCCGAGCTACTGGCCGATATCGGGGCGATGTCCGGTGGAGACTACTACACCAAAGCCGAGACGGATGCAGCTATCGCCGTGCGGGCATCCACGTCGGCCTACGGCACGACCAAGCTGTCCAACAGCACCACATCGTCCAGCAAGACGCTGGCCGCGACGCCGTATGCCGTCAAGACTGCGCTGGCGCAGGCCAAGGCATACGTGGACAGCGCGATCGCCGTGGCGATCAACAGCGCATACTAAGGGGGTACATCATGGCTACCACTGTATCTATGGCCAATATCATGGCCAACGACGGCAAGGGGTGGTTCCCGGCCACGCGCGGCAACTGCGCGTGGCAGCTGTCGGACATCACCCCGGGCGACGGGGCCGCGTCCAGCATTAAGATCATCCCTTCCGGCGCGGGCGAGGTCACGCTGACATCGGCGTCGCACGCCCTGGTCGCGTCGCACAAGTACTACGTCACCTTTAAGATCCGCTTTGAATCTGCCGTTACTGGCACGTGCGACTGGTACTGGCCGGTCGCGGAGCCTGCGGCGGCATCTGGTATGGCCGTCAACGCGGCTGCAGGCGCATGGACGCGCTTGTCCGCAGTTTTTGACCGCGCCAGCTTTACGGATGGCAATTACCCGTGCCGCTTTGACTACAACAACAACGACGGCGGCAACAAAACGTTTTGGTTTACGAGCTGTCTGCTCGTTGACCTGACAGCGGCGTTCGGTGCGGGCAAGGAGCCCAGCAAGGATTGGATGGACAAGCACGTGGCGGCATTTGCGGATTCGCAGAAAGTTCAGTACATAGAAAACCTTGACGAGCTGTTTGCGGGTATCTCCAGCGCGATCCAAACGAAAAGTGGCCAGTCGGGAAAAATCTTTGCGTGTGATTTTATAGATAAAATCCTCGCGCTGTGATGGAGGTGATGGTATGAGCATCGACATCGTGGAGGCCGTCGTGACGGCCAACAAATGCTATCAGGCGGCTATCCCGCTGCGCCCGCAGGGGCTGATGCTGCACAGCATCGGCACGCCGCAGCCGAGCGCCGCCGTGCTGGCGCGGTACTTTGACCAGTACCAGCCGGGCGGGCAGAGCGTGTGCGTGCACGCGTTCGTCCAGGCGGACGGAACGGTGTATCAGACGCTGCCGTGGGAGATGCGCGGCTGGCATTGCGGCGGCGCGGCCAACGGCACGCACATCGGCGTGGAGATGACCGAACCGGCGGCTGCTATGTCTTA